GGGGAAGCGTCAAACGCATTCTGTGGTAATACAAATCGTTGTAAAGACGTAGCCACAGTATCAGTAACTGATATAAAACCAGATGCAAGAATAACTGGCTTTCGTAAGAAAGTAGCTATATCTTGAGTAAAATTCGTAGATGCAGCACTTTGCAACAAAGAATCTATATATGATGGAGCAGCAGGAGAAACTGAAACAATGTTGCCATCATTGGTAAAACCAGTGGTAGCATCAACACTGCGTGACTGTTCTCCTTCAACAGTCACTTGAACGTAGTTGTTATTATTTACAGTAGGGTCAACTAAACCCTGTACATTGTTATTATTTGCAGAAAGTATTATTTTAAACAAAAGGATTAACTCATCTCCTTAAGTCGTACTGAAGTAGCCTAGGTTTCAATGGGAATGCCATCAGAGCACCTTGACAAGTAAATCTAAAAAGATAACTCTCTCAAGTCTTCATAGCAATACGTAAGGATTTCACATCAGAATTTTCATCCAAACATAAGATCACATGAAGATGCAATAGGTCAGTTAGAGTTGCCAAATCTCGGCGATATAAAGGTCGCCACTCCATAATTTACCTAGACCCCCTAATAGGGTCAGGATTTTTGTGTCACCCGGCAAACCGGGGCTTCGCATTCGATGAATTTTAAAGATTCCACCGAATCATATGATATATTAAAGGTTATCAGCCTATAGAATAGTTTAAAAGTCATCGCGGACATTATTTGCTCAGAAAAACCAAGCACTGCTTAACAACTTACGTTGTAAAGCATAATACTCAGTATTTACTGACTTATGATCCATATTAGGGTACTGAATCAACATATTTTCCAAAATCTTCGGCGCCCAATCTTCAAAAATCGCCTTCGGATGCAAGCTCAACTGCGACAAAGCATCAAAAACATTCGATATAGCAATATTATCAGAATCTTGCTTCTTAGTCCAACAAGGTATTTCTAGCACTACTTCCAACCGCAAAGGTGCAACCCACCGATTTAAATAAGGCACAAAAGCAAAACCCCTCTTAAGAAATTCAATATCTTCAATATTTCTAAAAGGAGAAATAGCTGCACCCTTAAACTCAGTAGTATACACCAATCCCAATTGTTTCATCTTGTCGGGTATAGTGAGTTCATTAAAATGACCCCTACATTTAAGAGAAACCGTAAAAGCATTGTCATCACCAAAAGTAACTAAATAAACCTCATCATCAAATTCTAACTCCCAATACGTCATATAAAAAGTCATGCGAAAGACAATCTGATTATACATAGAATTAATTTCCGTTGTAGCAGGATGTCCACTAGGCAAACTAGAACACCATTCATATAAAACACCATCCAACAAATGCTTAGAGTTAATAACTTCATACCAAAGCATACTACGCACTCGTTGATTCTGCAACGAATCACCATACCAACGATTAATAATCGCTAAAATCGCCAAATGAATAGTAGGTTTCTCACTGCCATCAAACTTAGCATAATCACCAGCGCCAACAGCACTAGAACCAGAAACATCATACCGAGTTAATAACTCTACAATATGGTTCCACTCCTCACTAAAAGGATTAACACCAACAGCAGAGCCATTGATTATACGATTCTCACGAAACCAAAGAACAAAAGCGCCAAAATATTGCTTAAAAACGCACAAGTAAACAATAGCACTACCAGAAAACATTCTAGTCTTACCAGCTTTAACTTTATCCATCTTTTTACGTTCATCCTTCAAATTGTCTACGAAAACCACCAGAGGACGCACACCAGCAATATACTTATCCGTCATAATAGTAACTTGTTCTTGCAAATCAAACAAAGCTTTCTTAATCTGCGGATGGTCTTTAGGCAAATCTCCACTCTCAGGAAACAATCTCTTCTTAACATTATCAACAGCCATAACTTCAGGATAACCTGCACTAGTTTGTGGAGACAAACCATGGCTAATATTAGAAGATTCAATACCATAAACCACTTCATCTAATAATAACAATCGTTTAATACAATCTTCTTTCTGACCATACAACAAAAAAGAATAATAGCTTTCAACAGCTCTATT